ACCAATGGGCCAACTTGTCAAAACTATGTTGGAATCGGGTGTGAAACTAGGCGTATCAAGTAGAGGAAGTGGAAACATTTCCGAGTACGGTAGCGGCGAAGTTTCAGATTTCGAGATCATCACAGTAGATGTTGTGGCCCAACCTTCGGCACCAGGTGCTTACCCAACGCCAATTTACGAACACCTTATGAATACAAAGGGTGGAAACATGGCGAAAGGGTTGGCGGCTGAAGTTAGAAATGACCCAAAAGCACAAAGGTATCTAAAAGATGCCCTAACTAACATAATAAAGGACCTAAAATAATGATCGATGCAATATCAAAACTAGTTGAATCAGGCGCTATTTCAGAAGATGTGCAAAAAAGCATCCAAGAAGCGTGGGATTCAAAGATCAAAGAAAACAGAGAAACTGTTGGTGCTGAATTAAGAGAAGAGTTCGCAAAAAGATACGAACACGACAAGTCAAACATGATCGAAGCGATTGACAAGATGATGACTGAGAAGTTATCTGAAGAGATCACGAAGTTTGTGGAAGACAGAAAAGCACTAGCACAAGAAAAAATCGCTTACAAAGAAAACGTAGGCAAACATTCTGGTAAACTGCAAGAATTTATCATGCAGAAATTATCAGAAGAGTTAAAAGAACTACACAGCGACAGAAAAGGTGTTCATGAAAACTTTAAGAAAATGGAAGAGTTCGTAGTAAACGCTCTTGCAAAAGAAATTAAAGAGTTCCATGAAGACAAAAAAGGCGTTGTGGAAACGAAAGTCAAACTAGTAGCCGAAGCCAAAAAACAAATGGCTAAGATGAAAGAGGCTTTCATAACAAGATCTGCTAAAGTTGTAGAGTCTGCTGTTAACAAAAAACTTGCTGAAGAGTTAAAATCTCTGAAGGAAGATATTACAGCGGCTAGAGAAATCAACTTTGGCAAGAAAATATTCGAAGCGTTTGCGTCGGAGTACCAGAATTCTTACTTAAATGAGAAATCTGAGACTGCGAAGTTAATGAAAGTTGTTGATGAAACAACTCTAAAACTAGCAGATGCTGAGAAAGCCGTCGAAGAAAAACAAGCGGTGATTGAGTCCAAAGAGGCGGAAGCCAAAAGACAAGCGGACTTGATGGAACGCAATGAAAAGATGGCTGAGATGCTCAAACCATTGGGCAAAAACAAGAGTGAAGTAATGGCTCAACTACTTGAAAGTGTACAAACTAGCAAGTTACAGGCTTCATTCGACAAGTATCTACCTCACGTGATGGCTGACAAACCAGTTGCTGAACAGAAACAAGTTATTTCTGAAGCAAAAGGTGACAGAGCACAAAGAGAAGATGCTGACTTAACTAATATCCGTAAATTAGCGGGTATATAACAACTAAACAAGGGGAAAAGATCAAATGTCAGATATATTTGAATCAAAATGGGGCGAAACTAAAGCGGCCCTAACCGAAGGTTTAGCGGGTAACAAGAAGAAGACTATGGACGTAGTGTTAGAAAACACTAAGAAGTACTTGTCTGAGGCTTCAACTGCTGGTGCTACAAGTGCCGGTAACGTTGCAACGTTAAACAGAGTGATCCTTCCAGTAATACGTAGGGTTATGCCTACTGTAATCGCGAACGAGATCGTTGGTGTACAACCAATGACTGGTCCTGTAGGACAAATCCACACATTAAGAATAAGATATGCAGACACAGTTGCGTCAAACACGACAGCAGGTGAAGAAGCATTATCTCCATTCAAAATCGCGAAAGCATACGCTGGTAACCAGAACAACACTACTCCAAAAGGTGCGGCTACGGCGGCATTAGAGGGTACACCTGGTAAGAGATTGTCAATCCAAATCTTAAAACAACCAGTTGAGGCGAAATCAAGAAAACTATCAGCAAGATGGACTTTTGAAGCGGCTCAAGATGCTCAAGCACAGCAAGGTATCGATGTAGAAGCAGAAATCATGGCGGCGTTAGCTCAAGAGATTACTGCTGAGATCGACCAAGAGATCATTGGATCATTAAGAACATTGGCAGGCTCTGCCGCTGAGACTTTTGACCAAGCGGCTGTGTCAGGTACTGCAACATTCGTTGGTGATGAACACGCGGCTTTGGCTGTGTTAATCAACAGAGTTGCTAACCAAATCGCAACAAGAACAAGAAGAGGCGCTGGAAACTACGCGGTAGTATCTCCAACTGCTTTAACTATTCTTCAATCAGCAACAACATCAGCATTTGCTAGATCAACTGAAGGTACATTCGAAGCACCTACTAACACAAAATTTGTTGGTACATTAAACGGTGCAATGAGAGTATACGTTGATGCTTACGCAGATGACGGTACTTCAGTACTAGTTGGCTACAAAGGTGCAAGTGAGGCAGACGCTCCAGCGTTCTATTGTCCTTACATTCCTTTAATGTCTTCTGGCGTTGTGTTAGATCCATCTACTTTCGAACCGGTAGTAGGCTTCTTAACAAGATACGGATACGTAGAGTTAACAAACACTGCGTCTTCACTTGGTAACGCGGCAGACTACGTTGGATTAGTAGCGGTAACATCTGGAAACTTAAAATTCAAGTAAGCCAAGGCTTATTTTATTTTCAAAGAAAGGCGGCTTTATGTCGCCTTTTTTTGTGACGGTGGTTTCAATAAGCACACACATATAAAATTTTTTTCACGTTCATACACTTCACAGACCAAATAGCGTAGTTTTACTTTGATGTAGTACTTCTAAATAATTCGAAGGTTCATTAGAATCTTCTAACATCAAGGGAGGTCCAACATGGATTATCTTAACAAGATAAAAGGATGGGCAAAAGGAATTGCTGACGTAGGAGTAAGTTTAATTGCGTTAGGAATCGTTTTAGAAATCCTTTTCAACGGTCAAGGTATTCCGTTCTGGCCGAATGTTTCTGTAATAGGAAACGTCCAGGGCGTACTGCAAGGTTTCTCAGATCAAGGTCTGATTGGCTTGGTAGCAGTTTGGATTTTATATCATATCTACAATCGAAAATAATATAAAAATCTAGAAATACGATAACCTCAGAGTGGTGTGACTATCTAAGAATTTCACACCACTCAATAATGATTAAAGGAGAGACAAATGAAAGACTTAATGAAGAACAAAAAAGTTTGGATGGCAGTAGTGATAGTGATCGCGATTGCTTGGGTCATGTGGTCTGGACAACCAGCACCAGAAGTACAATAATAAAAATAGAGGGCGGCTTTATGTCGCCCTTTTTTCTTACTACATTATCATTTAAAAATTTTGGTAAATACATCTAGTTCAAACGTGCTTTTGCACAAAGCAAAAGACTTATGCGGATAACAACCGCGTACCCAGGAGAACTGGGATTGGACTCCTTTAAAGGAGAAAACAAATGGGAAGACCACTTAAAAAAAGTAACTTCACGACAACAACTGAAAACGCGGGTGACGGTATCGCAGGAAGAATAGAAGTATCTGCATACTTTCCATCTGGTGGTTCACTTCAGCAAAATGATAACTCATTTATCGTTTCGCAAAGAGGATCAAAACAGTTTAAGATCCAACAAATGAACGACTCATCGGTTGCAACATACACGTTGGTCGCTAAACCACCAGCGGAATTATCAGCAGGTGAGATGTGTGTGAAAGTTACAATAAGAAACACTGATTCAGGTGTGCCAGAAGATGCATGGGTAGAGAAGTTCTACAATAGAACTGTACACTACGCAGATGCTCAAGGTACAGTAACTGGAACAGTGGCATACACACTTGGTGCAGAAGCAGGCGAAGACTCGACTGTGGCTGGAGCAGGTTCAATAGACGTTATCTAATAACGCACACGTGCTTATATTTGGGGGAGTTTTTACACTCCCCCATTTCTTTATAAATAACAACAAATGGCTAAAACTCTACGTACATCAGGTGATTACACCATAAAAGCAGGTGACGGATACAACGCAGGATCCGGTACAAATTCTATCACACTCGATAGTTTGAATGTAACTGTAAATGGTAACCTAACAGTAGGTGGTACTTCATCAACAATTAGCACAACAAACACAGTAATTGAAGATAACATTATAGAATTACAAACAGGAATTTCGGCTAGTACAAACGATTCTGGTATCATAATTGAAAGAGGATCGACAGGTGACAACGCCGCAATAGTATGGGACGAATCTGGTGACACATTCAAATTAGGAACTACAACTGCCACTGGCGCAGACAAATCAGGTGGCATAACTGTCACAGCAGGTGCATTGGAAGTTGGTGCCTTTACAGCAACAACAGGAACGTTCAGTGGTGCTGTAACAAGTGTAGGTTCAACAGTAACAGGAAACTTCACTGCAGGACAAGTTACTACAAACGAGATTACAGCCAATGGTTCGAACGCGGCTGTTACAGTTGCATCATCAGGCACAGGAGATGTCACAGTAGACGCAGGTGGTGATATAATATTAGACGCAGACAACGCCGACATTAAATTAAAAGACGACGGAACAGAATTTGGAAGAATAAGCAGAATAACATCTGACCTTGTGATCAAGTCCATGGGTGACAACAATGATATTATTTTAAAAGGTGTTGATGACTCAGCAACTATCAACGCATTAACTTTAGACATGAGTGAGGCAGGTGCCGCAATCTTCAACAGCACAGTTACAGCAACAGATATAACGGCAAATAGTTTAACAACAAACGTCATAACATCAAATGGATCAAACGCAGAATTATCTTTACAAGCAAGTGGTACAGGAGATGTTTTAATCAGTGCATTAAGAGTAAATGGTACTACATTAGATTCAGCGGATTCAACCAAAATTACAATAGCAGAAGCACTAGATGTTACAGGTGCTTTGACAGGAACGTCAGGTAGTTTCAGCACAACATTAGGTGTTACTGGTTTAACTACTTTGAGTGGTTCTTTCAAAAAAGCAATACACACTTTCACAGGAGATGACGCAATCACGGAAGTTGAACACGCAGGTAGAACTTTATTATTAGGCGAAGTTGGCGGTAATGCCAATGTGGTTCTAACACTTCCAGATGCAACAGGTACAGGAAACATTTATCATTTCATAGTGAGCGTTGCAATGGGCGGTTCAACAACATACAAAATTCAAGTTCCGGATGCTGACAACACCATAACAGGACAGATCATGTACCTCGACGAAGATGGCACAGCGGTTACATCTTTCCCAACTGTGGCGGCATCAGACACAATTACATTGAACAGTGGCACACAGGGCGGACTTGTTGGTGACACACTAACACTTATTGACATTGCCGCAGACAAATACGCAGTGTCAGGTAATATGAGAGTGTCAGCAGGAGCCAATCCGGCAACACCATTTAGTGCCGCGGTAAGTTAATAGATGAGATACAAGGAAATTGACATCAACATAAAAGCAATTCCTGATAAGGAAGACGAAGCATTATTGAATCAATTAATGGGTGCCAAGGGTGTATCGGTGTCAGACACTGACAGTAAAACAGAAACGCCTGCGGCGGACAACAGTGACAATCCAGGAAAAGTTGCATCAGATGATCCAACAACAGTAGCGTCAGTTTATCCTTTACAACAAGAATTAGAAATGAAAAAGCAAGAAGCGGGTAAAGACCTTGCACAGTTTGATCACATAAGCCAAGATGCCGATGAATCAGAAACGGATCAGGAAGCAAGACAGGATCCACCTTTGGTGCAACAGCCGGAACTTACAGGCGGTGACCAACCAGGTGTGCCTGCTGAAATGAAGAAAAAAGAACCAAAGACAGAAAGTGAATTCATACAAAGACTAAAGACATTATCTGGCCAAAATTAAGGAGCGTAAATGGCATTCAGGAAACTAGTAGGTTCATACAAAGATTACGAATTATCAACACACATCATTGAAGCCGGCTACCTAGCAGTAGATGTTGACACAGGTAGTTTAAGAATCGGTGACGGAGTAACTGCCGGTGGAACTGCTGTTGCTGGAGGAGGCGGAGGATCCGGACTTAAATTTGGAGATACCACATCATCAACAATATCAATATCTGATGGCGGAGTATTAAACCTTATTGGTACAGGAGGAGTTACTGCAACTGTAAGCGGTGATACCCTTACAATAGACGGATCAGGAGTGTCAGGATCATCTAGCAGTCTCGGAGACCTTACTGCTACAGGATCAACATTATCTTCACCATCCAATGCTGATTTAACATTAAACAGTAGTGGTGGGAACGTTGTAATCGAAGGAATTAGAGTAGCAGGTACAGTAATATCAACAGAAGATTCAAGCTCGGGAGTAGAAATAGCAGGTAATCTTATTCCTAGCCAGGACGGTGTTTATCAATTAGGATCTAGTTCACGTAGGTGGCAAACAGCATATTTGTCAGCAGAAACGCTAGATATAGGTGGAGCAACTATTTCATCAGACGGAACAGGAACTATTGAAATTGCGGCGACAGGTGCTACACTACCAACTGGATCTAAAGTAAAATCAGGGGATACAACTCAGAATATACAGTTGCAAGGAAAAACTTCTGCAACGGCAAACAGACCTATACAGTTAGTAAATGTGTATACTAGTGACGGAAGCACTACATTCACAGACGCAGAACTTTTGGCTAAAGATGGCGATTTAGAGTTAGAATTTAACGGCACAGTAGAGGAAATTCCAGTATATACGGAAGCAGGACAAACCTTTACACTATCAGACGGCGGTGCATTATCTTCACAATACTCATCAAGAGTGACCCTGTTTCAATTCTAATCATACGATAAATATCTACATAAAGCAAAAGGAAATGCATCCGGTGAGTGCAATAAGGCCGGGCACAGAACTAATTTATGGCGGACAAAACACCGGTACGGGTAGTCTTTAACTCATCAAATGTGGCCACTGGAATGGCTGAATTCCAATCGGGCGAAACAATAAGCACTAGTCATGGTGGTACGGGTCTTTCATCAATTGGTACAGCAGGTCAGGTATTAAAGGTAAACGCGGCGGCAGACGGATTAGAGTTTGGTGCTGAGGGTGATATATCGATCACTAACCTAGTAGCACCTACAAACGCAGATTTAACGTTTACAACATCAGGTACAGGAAACATAGTGCTTGACGCTGTAACAGTAAATGGCACAACTTTTAGTGCCGCAGATTCAAGTAAAATTACAATAGCAGAAGCACTGGACGTCACAGGTGCTTTAACATTTTCAGGATTAACACTTCCAACGTCAGATGGGTCGGCAGGACAAGTTTTACAAACAAATGGTGCAGGTACGTTATCATTCGCAAGTATTTCAGTAGGTGATTTAGATATAGTTGGTTCTACGATAGCCTCACCAAGCAACGCACATTTAACTTTAGACCCAAGCGGAACAGGAAATGTAAAATTAAACGCCGACACAGACATAACAGGCTCGGCAACAATAACAACAACTACAACTGATGACTCATTATTAATAACAAGCACAGAAGACAGCAACAGTGCGGCACCTGTCGTTACATTAAAAAGGAATAGTTCAAGTCCGGCAGATGCTGACTACCTAGGTAGGATCAAATTCAAAGGCGAGAACGATGCCGACCAGGAAGTTCAGTATGGATCTATATCAGGAAAAATACTAGATGCTTCAGATGGCACAGAAGACGGTGCAATAGAATTCAATGTTAAGAAAGCAGGCTCAAATAGCATTGCGATGAGAATTAACAGTGATGAAGTTAAATTATTGAACAGCACAACACTTGACGTTGATGGCGCAGGTACGTTTGCTGGATCAGTTACAGCAACATCACTGACAACAAATACTATTGAATCGAACGGTTCCAATGCAGATTTGAGTATTCAACCAAGCGGAACTGGAGATGTTTTAATAAGTGCATTAAGAATAAATGGAACCACTTTAGATTCATCGGATTCAAGTAAGATAACCATTGCGGAGGCTTTGGATGTTACAGGAGCCTTGACTGCTTCTAGTCTAGCCTATCCAACATCCGACGGATCTGCAGGTCAATTCATGACAACTGATGGGGCAGGTAACCTATCATTTGCAAGTGTGTCTGTTGGTGATTTTACATTTACAGGTTCAACAATAATTTCACCATCAAACGCTGACATAACTTTAGATCCAAGTGGATCTGGTGGCATTGCTCTTAATGCCAACACAACTATTACAGGAAATTTAACTGTTACTGGCACACAAACAACACTAGAAACAACAACATTAGTTGTTGAAGATCCATTACTAGAATTAGCAAAAAATAACTCAGGTGGTATTGCCAACACAATGGACCAAGGATTATTTTTCAACAGAGGATCATTAAGTAACGTTTCGTTTTTATGGGATGAATCAGCAGATCAATTCGTTTTTGCAGTAACATCTGGGGAAGATGGAACAACATCAGGTAACGTAACTCTTGATTCATATGCAAATATACAAGCAGGTGTAGTTACAACTACTGGCAATGTAGTACTGGGAGAAGATGCTACAATAATTTTTGAAGGTGCCAGTGATAACACCAGCGAGACAACTTTAACAGTTGTTGATCCAACAGCAGACAGAACAATTAGTTTACCAAATAAATCAGGTACACTTGCTATGGACACGGATTTAAATTTCCCAGTATCAACACTCGCGGCACACCCGGCGGCATCTGGAGATGCTGATTTAGGCTCTAATGTAACAGCGTCAATACTTGACGCTTTTGGTGTACCAACTGGTGATTTATACGACATGGTGGAGCCAAGAGGGTCCACATCAACCGTCGATTTAGGAGCGTTTAGTTAATATATGCTCATAAGAATAAATATAAGCAACAAGGAAAATAGGAATTAAAAATGCCAACAGCACTGCAATTTAGACGGGGTACAACTTCACAAAACAACTCATTCACAGGAGTTGTGGGCGAACTTACAGTTGACACAGATTTAGATACAATCGTAGTACATGATGGTTCTACAGCAGGTGGTTTTCAAATTACCCAAAATGATGCTGTACAAACTTTAACAAACAAAACATTAACAAGTCCAACTATAAATGGTGGTACTTTCAGTGGTACATTCACTGGTACAATATCGCCTGGACAGGTTACAACCAATTCAATTGTATCTAATGGTTCAAATGCAGATATCAGCATCCAACCTAGCGGAACAGGTGACGTACTATTAAGTGCATTAAGAGTAAATGGAACAACACTAGACAGTTCAGACTCAACAAAAATTACAATAGCAGAAAATGTTGACGTTACAGGAACTTTAAGTGTTGCAGGAGCATTGAGTTCATCTACAAGTTTAGCATTGGCCACTGGAGCAACAGTAACAGGTGTCGCAGACGAAGACAACATGTCAAGCGACAGTAACACATTGTTAGCCACACAGCAGTCAATCAAAGCATATGTTGACGCACAAATCACAGCAGAAGATTTAGACTTCCAAGCAGACTCGGGAGGAGCATTATCAATTGACCTAGACAGTGAAACAATGACGTTCACTGGTGGAACAGGTATTGACACAACAGGATCAGGTAACACAATAACATTTGCAATCGACTCAACAGTAACAACATTAACAGGATCACAAACACTTACGAATAAAGTTTTAACATCACCAACTATTGCTACACCTACCATCACTGGCAATGCTACAATTGGAGAAATTACAACAAATAAAATTACGTCAAATGGATCAAACGCAGAGTTATCACTACAAGCAAGTGGTACAGGCGATGTGTTAATCAGTGCATTAAGAGTAAATGGAACAACATTAGATTCAGCAGATTCGACAAAGATTACAATAGCAGAAGCACTAGATGTAACTGGTGCATTGATTTACAATGGCTTTACGATGCCGACTACAGACGGTTCAGATGGACAAGCGATTGTTACTGACGGTTCAAAAACTTTAAGTTTTGCAACAGTAAGCACTGATGCTAACGCTTCTGATGACACTACTGCAACTGCTGTGACACAATTACAACTCAGTAACAGTGCAAAAACTATTGACTCGTTTGTATCGTCATACCAGGACAGTGCATTGTACTATTGTGTATCAAAAGATTACAACACAGACACAGTAAACATACAAAAAGTTTCGGTTTGCCATAACGATTCTGATGCATTTGTATCAGCAGTAGGTGCCAAATCAGGAACAAACGCGGCAGGCACAGACATGACAGCGTTTACAGCCGCACTGACAAACGGTATCGTACAGTTAAAAGCGGCGGCTCCAAATGCGGCTGGAGGTGCAATATCTTTCTTACAATTTGGATTGGGAGATAACACATCTGCAGGAACATCGGGTAACGTGATCATAACACAAAACACAGATGTTGATTCAGCATCAGAATCACTTGTAAGTTTTGCTCATGGCACTTACAGAGGTGCAAAATTGTTTATATCAATTAACAACAACAGTAAAACAGAAGTTGGAAACATGGAAGCATTGGTTGTGCATGACGGAAGTGATGCTTTTATTTTGCCTTACAATGACATACAATCAGGTAGTAATAAGATGTTGACGCTGACTGCGGCAATTGATGGCAGTAACGTAGTTGTATCAGCGGCAGGTCTTGAAACAAACTTAAGAGTAACTGTTTCGGCTATAATGTTGAAAGACTCAATGACAGCGACTGGAACTCAATATGACAACATCCTTGGTATTGCACCAGTGACAATTTCTTCAACTGCAACTGAAATAGACGCTATGCCGGCTGATACTAACAACGGAGCGGTGTACTATACTGTAAGTAAAAACGCATCTGAAGGTGCATATGCAGTACATGAAGTATTTGTAGCGGCTGGACCAGGAGACGCAACTGTGGCTGAAGGTCCATATGTTAGTACCAAAGGCACACACCAATTAGATTTCACTGCTGAATACAAAAGTACAGGAAAAAATACATGTTCTTTGAAGGCATCTTCTACTTCTGGTGCTTCAACTACTGTTAGTGCATACAGAATTAACTGTCTAGCAAAATAACACTAAATCCTAATAAATACAGTACAATAACAACAATCATGTGGGAGATATGGAACCATGACAACACGTAACTTTAGAGTTAACAACGGATTAGAAGTAGGAGATATCACAATATCAGCCTCGGCTAATACGATTACAGGCGGAGCCACAGGTGCACCATCAAGTGACGGTGACTTTGCAAACAAAAAATACGTTGATGATTCGATAGCGGCAGTTTCGACAACTGCAATTTCGCAACTCAACTCAAACGTAACAGTAGCAGACTCAGGCACTGGAACAGTTACAGTAACAGTGGACGGAAACACTGAAATGACTATAACTGATGTAGGTGTTAGAATACACGGAAACTTAACAGTGGACGGTACTGAGACAACAATCAATACTGCGACATTATCAGTTGAAGATAACATCATCGAAGTAAACAGAAACGTTTCTGCAAACTCTGGTATGCCAACATTATCAGGTTTGAAAATTAACAGAGGTGACGCATCAACAGCCACAGAAAACGATCTTTTCTGGGTATGGGATGAATCATTTGCAGATGACGGAACATCAATTCACGGTGGAGCAGGCGGTGCCTTTACAGCAGGTAGAGGTATGAACCCAGGCGATATCGATGCATTAGTAGACATTAGGTGTAATGTAGTACACGCCCTAGCAACTTCGGCTCAATACGCGGACGTTGCCGAGCGTTTCGAAGCAGACGCTCCTATGTCAGCAGGTGCAGTAGTAATGGTAGGCGGTTCAGCAGAAATCACAGAAACAACATCAGATTTATCTGATCAAGTTTTTGGTGTTATATCTGACCAACCAGCATATGCCATGAACGCATTGGCTGGTAACAACGATTCACACCCATACGTAGCAATGACAGGTAGAACACCAGTTAGAGTTACAGGTACAGTAAACAAGGGTGATAGATTAGTTACTTCATCAGTAAAAGGTTGTGCTAGAGCAGTAGCGACAGGGGAGTCAATTACTCCTTTCAACGTTATTGGTAGAGCATTAGAAAGTTCAACAGACGCAGGAATCAAATTGGTAAACTGTGCAGTGAGAACTAACAACTAATAAATATTAATACTTTTTAGTAGAATTAAAAGGCGGCTTTCGAGTCGCCTTTTTTTTTAGGTTATCAAATCTAAGATAGTTTGTAATTTGCCTTTGATAGATCTGTTGTTAAGCGTATTTTTCAATCCCATGTGTAGGTTCTTTGGCCAACATTCAAAAGCACACCAACAATATCCATTGTGTTCTTCATTCAATTTAGGAATGAATTCTGATTCAACAGCAATAAGATAGGTGTGAAAATAAAATTTTTGATCATTAGAAGTAAACATTTCTAAAGGTATAACTTTTTTAAACTTTGGTGTACTACCAACTTCTTCTTCTATTTCTCTCTTTAGGCCCTCGAAAGCACTTTCTGTAAACTTTGATTTACCACCAACCAATCCCCAAAGTCCTTGTGTTTTTTTATCAGTCCTTTGTAAAAAAAGGAAACGCTTGGTGCTTGTAGAATAGAACAATGCCCCTGAACAAATAATGTTTTCTTTCATAACTTATTATAACAATTTTTTGTTAAATTATCAAGGAGTTGTTGCGTCAGTAGATGCGTCATAAGGTGTGTAATTGCCGTCTACAACAATGGTCCAGTTGCCTTGCGTATAGACTCCCTCGTACGATTTCACCCATTCAGTGCCGTTAAAACGATACTGTATACCTGTATTTGAATTGGTAACATAGTGCAAAGTAGAGTCAGGATGTGATGCGTCAAACTTTTTCACCCATTTGCTACCGTCATATTCAATAATATCTCCAACACTGGCAACCAATGTTCCCCAAGTAGGACTTTGTTGCGTTGCAGTAGAGTCACCTATCTCGTCAATAATCAAATATCTGTCTCCGGTTGTTGGAGTGCCTGGTGCAAAAGTTAGTGGATTAATTATTTTTTTGACTGCGGTTAAAGTGTTTGCAGGGATTGTATCAGAATCAATTGTGTACAATAAAATAGTATCATCCAACGTTGTTGTTGCAATAGTTCCTATCACTTCTGTGCCGTCACTTTGTTTTAACCTAATTTGACTTGTACCATTAACTACCTTGCCATATTGATCCAATAAAACTTTCCAATTGACTGCAGGACCAAAAGTCTCAAAAGGATCTGCAAGTCCTGGATCGGTGGCACCTGTGTAATATCCAGAGCCTCCTGTTCCTATTCCTGGTTCTTTGCTTGTTGTAGTTGTACCAGTAGAACCTAATAATCTTAATTGATTTCCTGTAACTAATAAGCCAAAATTATTTGGTGTAACAAAACTTTGTGAAACTAATGGTCCACTTATCAAGCCTTTGTTTATACCGCCATCATCGTCATATATGCTCATTATAATTTTCTGTACTACACCTAATTTCTTCACCTTAACAGGAGGTGACAACCATATTGGCATACTAAAAGTCATTGTAGCAACATCTATTTCTGAGTCAGCACCTACTGGAATTGACCTTGAACTAAAGTTTATGCCAGTTAGTTCAACGTAACTTAAACTAGTCCAGTCTATAAAGTTGTCAGACTTCTGTATTTCAAAATCAGGATTAAACAAATATAAAATTTGTTCTAAAATTTGTAATTTTTGATCAGTGTTAGAACTATAAATGTCTGCTGTGACTTCTAATCTAAAAGGCGATGGCATAACTTTTTCAACAGTGTACCCTGCACCCAATCGATTTGTATAATTTCCATCTGAATCGACATCTCTTTCTTTTAAATGTTGTTTTTCAACATGATAAGGATTTTGCATTCTATCCCTATCATAATTTAATTCTCTAATATAACAAGCGATTTTTGGGGCATAATTCAATGCATTTTCACTGTTATTCCTAATAATATTTGCAACTTGCCTAGTAGGATCTCCATACACTACAGGTACCGGACGTAAAGCAATTTGAGAATCACTACCTCTTCCTGTTTCAACAGAAAAATTGTTTAGGATCCTCATGAATTGTGTTAGGAATTTTCTAACCTGTCCTGAATAAAAGTGTAGCATTAATTGTCAGCCTTTGGTTTGAGTGCGTCTTCTAATGACTGTCTCTGGTTTACTGTTAATCCATTTATGGTTGAAGTTGTACTGTTGTTAACAAATCCGGTTTTCTGAGTTGCTCTTGTGTCTGTGTTACTGTGTGTAATTCTTACGGAATCTTCAACTTTGACCCATCTGGCACCATCATATCTAAATAATCTGTTAGGCAAGAAGTCCGTTCTCAAGAAATAGTCACCTTTGTCAATGTTAGAATTAGGAAAACTTATACCAAACCCGGCAGGATTTCCATTTGGTGCAACACCGTCTCCATCAAGATAGAAGCCATAGTGTGATGCCGCCGGTGTATCTATAACAGCGTTTACATTTTTGTCCATACTTGCTCTTTGGTCTTCTGTATTGACATTATCTGTTCTGATGTTGCCTCTTTCATCAATAGGTGCAACATAGTACTGTTTGTAGTTGAAGCCTGACTTTGGTGCGTCCGCTTCCGCCTGTGCTAATACCTGATCCGAAATTGTTTTTTCCCTGTTGTATGTTGACATATAACTTGCAAGTGAATTTTCTGTTGTTGCATCTCCCAAAATGTCTCTGTATTCTTGAGAGTCTACTAAAGATTTTAGTTTTAGTCTTAGTAGATGTGGCCACCATGTCTGTGAAAATCCTTCTGCCGCCCTGTTAACATCTTCTACAACGTAGTATCTTTTCAGTGCAATTGGTATACTTTCATCCAAAGAATAGTCTTCTTTCATGTGCGGTAATTCTATTACATCACCACTCATGGGTTTTCTTCCTATTCTTTCAACAGAATCATTAAGATGCACAGTCAAAAATAATGTGTCATTTTGCAAGAACATTCCAAATTGTGAAAGATTAAAATCTTGATCCTGCACATTGTAAATTCCTCTTATAGTATAGATGTCTGCATCGTATTTTCTATCTCTGTTTTCTAAAAACAGCAAATCCTGGATAGTTCTTTCATTCAAACTATCACCCGAATACTGTGGTTGTGTTGGTGTAGCCTCACCGTCCTTGTTTGTTTCGCCTTGATCATATGGACCTAGATATTTGTGGAAGTGTAGGTCAGTTCCGCCCACCGTGAACATCTCTCTGATGTTTCTATCGAAGAACTTGTAGTCATTGCCCTTTTCAGGCTTGAAAATGGATAATCTTGGCATATCACACATATTTATTGTGTAGGCAAAGGCAATAAATATCAGTATGTCAGAACTACAAACAGGTCATC